AAACAAAAATACAAGACCTCCTGTTTATGGAAAACCGTGATCGCAAGTATGATCCTTGTATATTTGAACTTCGTGGTGTTTACAATGTAAGCGATAATGATTTTGACTTAACTCAGTTTGGTTTATTCTTAACCAATGATGTCTTGTTTATGACATTCCACATGAATGAAATGGTGGAAATTGTTGGACGCAGACTGATGCCTGGAGATGTTATTGAACTGCCACACTTGTTGGATGACTTGGCATTGGATGCAGACCGTCCTCCTATTCCCAAGTTTTATGTAGTACAAGACGCCAACCGCGGCAGTGAGGGCTTTAGTGTTACCTGGATGCCACATATCTGGCGTGTTAAACTATCACCAATTACAGACAGCCAGGAATACGCAGATATACTTGGCAATGCTGATCAAGCAGACAGCCTTAAAAATATTATCAGCAGTTACAAGAAAGAATTGGATATCAGTAATGCTATTGTTGATGCGGCTGAAGCGGCAGACCCAGTTGGCAAGCCATTAGTTGAACATTTGTTTGGTGGAGCAAAAACAGTTGAGGGCGAGTTTGAGGATAATAACTGGAATTACGGTGAAGTACTAAACAGTGGAAACAGTTTTCCACAAAGTCCTGCAGAAGGCGACTACTTTGTACGTAGTGATTTCCAACCAAATCGACTGTTTGTTAGACGTGGAAGCAAATGGCATCGCTTGTATGACAACATTGCGGCTCAGACTTGGAGTAACAAAACATACAATGCAGAACCGTTTATCAACAACCAAGACCCCACATATATTAATGATGATGGACTAGAACAGGCTGAAAGACAAGAGCTCAGCCAGGTTATATTACCAAAACCAGACGCAGGATAATCAATGCAATATTTTTATGACAAACAAATACGCCGTTACATTCAGCAGTTCATCAGACTGTTTAGTGGATTCAGTGTTGAAATGGGTACACAAAGTGATGGACAAAAAATTTATCAGACTGTACCAGTGCGTTACGGTGATGTAAGTCGTATGGCGGCACACATTGTAAAAGACAACAGTGAAAACGTTGTTAATGCTACACCGTTTATCAGTTGTTATGTAAGCGACATGAGTATTGCACCGGAACGCCGTACACATGCACAATACAGTGACAAAGTTCAAGTTTACGAAAAGAAATACGACAATGCAACAAATCAGTATTTGGATGAAGTTGGCGATACATATCAGATTACTCGCTATCAGCCTGTGCCTTATAACCTTACAATGCAAGTGGATATCTGGACTTCAAACACTGAACAAAAACTACAGTTGTTGGAACAGATACTAGTACTGTTTAATCCAAGTTTAAATATTCACACCAACAGCAATCCTTTTGACTGGACTAGTTTAAGTTATGTTGAATTAACAAACATGACCTGGAGTGTACGTAGTGTACCCAGCGGTGTTGATGAAATTATTGACGTAAGTACACTACAGTTTGAACTTCCTATTTTTATCAGCCCACCAGTTAAAGTACAAAAGCAGACACTTATTCACACAATTTTAAATAACATTAACCAAGTAGACAACGACAACTTACAAGCATTTTCACTGGGAGAAAGTTTTACTGCACAGTTTAACAGTTTTAAAATTGTAACATTGGAAAATTATAAGTTGCGTTATGAAGATGGATATGCTACTATATTAAATAGGGCAGGTGGTAACACTGACCCAGATGGTTTACAATTGGATTGGAAGAAAATATTACCTGCTTATGGTGAAATGCGTGATGGTATCAGTCAGATAAGATTGCGCCAGAGTACTGATCCAACTGATAGCAGTCAGGATGTAATTGGTACACTGAGTTATGATGCCACAAACCCACAGCGTTTGCTGGTAACACTTGACAGTGGAACACAGCCTGCAGATACACAAGGCACAGTGGATGCAATCATTAATCCCACAAACGTATCACCAGGCAACGGTATTCCAGCCGCGGCGAGTGGACAACGTTACCTGATACTTGACGGTACAAGTGCCAGTGGTACCTGGGGTGTTGCAGCAGAAACAAACGATATTATCAGTTATAATGGTGTAAACTGGATTGTAGCATTTGATGCAAGTGCAAATAGTGGAACAGAATTTATAACTAATACTACAACAGGAGATCAATATGAGTGGACAGGCTCGCAATGGCAAAACTCGTTCGAGGGCGTCTACAAAGAAGGCTTCTGGAGAATCTACCTCTAATATAATCACAGCCAGTGGTTGTATATTTTTAGCATTAGATACCGGAAGAGTTTGCATGCAATTACGCAGCAAAAAGAGCAGTCATCGCGGTACCTGGAGTTTCTGGGGCGGCAAGGCTGAAGCTGACGAACGACCTATTGAAACATTGTTGCGTGAATTAAATGAAGAAATCGGTATGTTGCCGGACTTTGAAAAAATATATCCCTTACACAAATTTACCAGTGCTGATCAGCGTTTTGAATACAATGCGTTTGTTGTAACCACCTTTGAAGAATTTACACCAGATACAAATGGAGAAAGTGCAGGATATGCCTGGGTAAACTTGCGTATGTATCCACGCCCGCTACACCAGGGTGCTCGTTTAGTATTGACTAATCCTGATATGATTGAGAAAATAGAAACAATCTGGGAGAGCAAACGTGATGTCAATGATCTACCAAATTGGTTGGATAGTTTTTAGGCTGGAGGTGTTGGCCAGACGACATCACGTATATCAGTGTAATTAGATGTAATGTCTCTAAGTGCTTGACGATACGGTTGCCATGCCAATTTAATATCATCTGGAACATCAACACCTTGTGTCCAATCACATTCTATTAAGAGACGATTGCGTTTTTCACGCATTTCTCTAGCAAAACTTTCGTTGTCATTTATTGCAATTTGTTGTTCTTCTGCCATGTTTAATCCTATATTGTACTATTACTGCTTAAAATAATTTGTAGCTCATCTGGTTGGATAACATCACCATTGCCACTGGCAATTGTATTAATTGTAAAACTGCCATAATAAACACCACTTGGCCAGTAAAATCTACAAACACCAGCGCCATAGTTACTACTATAATAAACTGCTGGACTATATCCACCGTAGTTATCAAGTACAACACTTCTACTAATTGGACCACCATTAGATGACGGTGTCACATATCCACCATATTTTAAATCAATAATACCTGGTCTATTAAAATCGTATCCTTTTACTTCTAAAAAGAACATTTTACTGTTTCCATCATTATATCTACTTGGTAGTACAATATGCATATAACCATTAGTGTAAGAAGTATCCCAATATTTGCCAGCACCTAAAGTAGTACTACCTTTGGTGCCGCTACCGGAATTCCCACCGTAGGCAGTTGGATTAGTAATTAGTCCTCTGGTATGCGATATTCCGTTTACTTGAAATTTATAGCCAGGGTTTGTTGTACCGACACCAACATTGTCACCATTAAACGCCATATAACGGTTGGCGTTACTACTATCTCCAATTGCACCATATGTACCATTGGCACTAATAGTAAGCATACCACTAGTACCATTCATCAAGGTTATTTTAGGCCTATTTGCAACCTCAGATTTAATAGTTAATCCATTATCAGCACCTTGTATTGTAAGAACATCATTTGGTACAGCAGTACCTATGCCAACTCGACCACCAAATGGACTTAATGCAATATCCCAATTGGCTGTAGCAGGCCCATTAGTAACTTGTAAACCAATACCATTACCACTATTAACTTGTGCAACTAATAAGTTTGTAGAGTTGGTTGCATGTGGTTGTAACTTCAGTACTGCTTCTGATAACATTGTAGCTTTGTCTGTAGCATCTCCACCATTTGAATTATATACATGAAGTTTACTTAAAGGGTTCGTCGTACCAATACCAACGTTGCCATTAACTGTTAAGTCATTAGTAACTGTTAAGTCATTAGATATCGTACTGTTACCATCGACAAAAAGCGTTTTGGCGGGTAGATCGTAAATGTATGCCTTTCCTGAAAAACTCCCACCATCATCATCTTCAGGCCTTGCACCGACAATAGCGTAGTTACCTGATATTGATACTGGCCGACCAAATTGATCATCTTGTGCTGTACTATAAGCATTAGGGTTATCTAATGTATGAACTAGTAATCCTGTAGTTGCATCAAAGATATATGCTTTACCTGAAGTAGTACCACCAGCATCATCTTCATAACTAGCACCAACAATAGCATAGTTACCGGATATTGAGACTGAGTAACCAAATTGATCACCTTCACTTGTACTATAAGCATTAGGGTTGTCTAATGTGTGTAGTAATCCACCAGTGGTAACATCAAAGATATATGCTTTACCTGAAGTAGTACCACCAGCATCATCTTCGTTGTTAGTACCAACAATAGCATAATTACCAGATATTGCTACTGAACTACCGAAATAATCGTTCAAACTTGTACTATAAGCATTAGGGTTGTCTAGTGTATGAACTAGTAATCCTGTAGTAACATCAAAGATATATGCTTTACCTGATTCAGTACCACCAGCATCATCTTCTTGATGAGCACCAACAATAGCACGGTTGCCTGATATTGCTACTGAAATGCCAAAAGTATCGTTTGATGTTGTTCCATACGCATTAGGGTTATCTAGTGTATGAACTAAGGCACCTGTTGCAACATCAAAGATATATGCTTTACCTGAATCAGTACCACCATCATCTTCACGGTGTGCACCAACAATAGCACGGTTGCCTGATATTGCGACGTTAAAACTAAAGTTATCATTTTGACTTGTACTAGAAGCATTAGGGTTGTCTAATGTGTGTAGTAATCCACCAGTGGTAACATCAAAGATATAAGCCTTACCCGAACCAGTACCACCAGCATCATCTTCAAAATATGCACCAACAATAGCATAATTACCAGATATTGCTACTGAACTACCAAAGAAATCAAAATCACTTGTTCCATACGCATTAGGGTTATTGAGCGTATGAAGTAATGATCCAGTAGTTACATCGAAGATATAGGCCTTTCCTGAAAAACTCCCACCATCTTCATCTTCACCATATGCGCCAACAATAGCACGGTTGCCTGATATTGCTACTGAGTTTCCGAAGTTATCACTGGCACTTGTACCAAAAGCATTAGGGTTATCGATAACTATAGGACTGGCTATAGCACCCTGAGCACCCTGTAACCCGCCGTTGATAGTAAGCACCCCTGTCAATGTGCTGTCAACATCACTACGCAAGAACTGTGTAGAATCCAGCCCGTCAAGTGTTGAAGCATTGCCTCCATCTGCACTTGTAATATATCCCTGCGTTGAATGATCACCCCATCCATATGCAGTATCCCAATTTGTTGAATTGTTTGTTGTTGTATACCAAGATGAGGCTGTATAGATTGGGTCTGTTTCAGTATAAGATGTAAGATAACCAACTAAGCTATGATCTCCCCAACTGTATGCTGTATCCCAATTAGAGATTTTAGTGTTGTCTTGTGTCCACTTGGTTCCTATTTGCGTACTTACAGTATTTGCAAAGTCTGCATCATCTCCGAGTGCTGCGGCAAGTTCGTTTAGCGTGTCTAGAGTTGCTGGAGCAGAGTCAGTAATTGTTGCAACTATATTTGTTGCTGTATCATATCCATTACTTGAAAGATATGTGTTTACACGTGCATCTGTATAAAATAAATTTGTCGTGCCTTCAGTTAAGTCATCACTGTTACTTGCTCCTGCCTGTTGCCAAGCAGAGCCGTCCCAAATGTATAGGATGTCTGTGTCAGTAGCAAATGCCTGGTCACCTGGATTATTACCAACTAGTGGCAAATATGTACTGTCGTCATAGACATTAACCTTGGCGATAACGGCCGAGCCATCCTCAACAACTAATTCCGCTGTACCAGCTACTTCACGAATCTTGTTTTCAAAACTTGGTGTGTTTTCCACATATGTAGCCAAATCTTGTGGAACAAACTTTCCACTATCAGCATCATATACAAGACACATCTGGTTAACTAATGATGGAATTGGTCTTAATTCAACTGGTGTCTTGTGACCTTCCTGTGTGTGCTGGAAGTAGACAACGTAGTTGCCATTGATATTTGTCTCAACTGCTAAATTCTTGACAGTAATTGCACCTCGCATAACGCCGTGATTACCGCACTGGTAATATAGGGTATCTGGTGCGTCATTTGGTACAGTAAATGTAATGGTACCTGAATCCGTTCTTGATCCAGTTACGCCATCAGTATACTCACCGAAGTAAGTTCCTGACGCAAAGTTGGTTCCGTTATCCGTTGTAAAATAGAATGGATGACCAGTTGCAGTGATATTAATTGTGTAAGTACCACCACGGTAAAATGGACCTAAGTTAGGATTGTCGCCTTTGGCAGCTCCGCTAAATGTATAAGCACCAGCACCGTTGTTAACTACTGTATAACTTACTGAAGGAGGTGTTAATGTAGGTACTGTAATCGTTGCTGGAACACTGATGTTAATACGCTGTACGTCGGTAGGGTTACCGCCATTAATATCTGGATGGGTATCACTTACTGGGCCGGTTGATGTTGCCCAGGATACAAGGTTGTCTGTTCCTGCTCCGTCAATCCATTTGAGGTACAAACTATGCGTTTGTGTCATACTATCAAATAGATCATATGCCGCAAAGTTATTGACTGTGTAAGTACCCTGCTTGTAGAGAGGTACCTGAAGTTCAGGTGAATTTGTGATAGTACGTCTGGCGTATGGAAGGCTACTGGTTAACCATGTCCACAACCAAGTGGTTGCTTGCCCAGCAGCAGGTGCTGACACTTGAATTTCCAGTACCTCAGGTGCAATGTTGAGATCAACTTCACTTAATTTACTAAGTGGTAATGAACTGTCACTGATGTCATCCTCTGTAACTGCACCGGGTGCAAGTTTGGGACTTGTGACACTGTTGTCTTCTAGACTGCTGGTTTTTAACTTATCAATGGCCATGCGTAATAATCCTATTGTTATTACACTTATTTATCGATTTGTTTATCCTAATAATGTTACTGACGCTGTAGTCCAAGGATCAAATTGACTACCATTACTATAATAACGTGCATTATGAAATGTAATATAATCATTAACGTTTAGATACATACAGAATGAATGTGTTCTCTGGTGGTATCCATCACCGTTATTTTCATTCAATCCGTTAGTAATTTCATTACCATTGACTTTTACTTGTGTATCATATCTACCTGTATTAGATTGACAAATTGTTTGATATGTAATCATATACACACCAGCAACAGGTATTGTAATACGATTATTACTAAAAGACAATCCACGGCTTGTTTTTACACGAAAAAATGTCGCTTGTCCACTACTGCCTTCTGTTCCATTGTGGGGTGTACCAAAAATATGTGGCTGTTGTGGTGTAGTAACTGCACCTTCCTTGTAAATGTTCATTGCATCGACTGGTGTTCCGGCTAATTGCGTTCTAAATTTATGACTAACAGTAGCACTAGTCCAATATTGGTCATAAGTTATTTGTCCATTTGAGTTGCCATACCAAATTTTACCACCAGCAACAGCAAACCCAGCATCATCACCAAACAAAATCCCTGGGTCAGTTGCCCCCGTACTTCCGTTTAAAAATAAGTCACCATCTTTAATTTCTAGTTTTGCAGTAGGATCAGTTGTACCTGTACCAATACCAACATTACCAGTACTGCTAATACGCATACGATTTAAATCAGCAGTATAGAAATCCATATCAGCAGCATCTCTTAACTTAATCAATGCTGCACCGCCTTCACTGGCATCTGCTTGTCCAATATCTAGACCAGTATAACCAGTATTGGTTACTCTAACATATGGATAACTGCTTGATTCAACATTTAAAGCGGCAGTGGGACTAGCAGTACCAACACCTACACGGTTGTTGTTATTATCAACATAAAGAACACCGTTGTCTACGTTAATTGTATCTGTGCTTATGCTTGTGTTTGTAATTGATGTTGCCATGTTTTATCCTATGAGATGTACTGAAAATCCAGACCAAACTTGCGAACTATCACCGTAAAAGGTGCCTCCGCCTTGAACATACACGTCTAGAGTATCATTTGCTGCCATTAAAATTACCATTGTACCACCAGCTGTTTGGTGACCGCTACTACTAGCCGATCTTGTGCGAATTCCATTATTCGGCTGACCATTTAAACGTACATGTGCTGAAACTTGATTGGTTTCATTTTCTGTCAAATAGTAATACGATACTAAATATTTTGCAGTAATAGGTGCAGTGAACACCCCAGTTGAAGGATTAAAGTGATTACCAGTATTATGAAATGTGCCTGTCCAACCAACAACATTACCAGCAGAAGTACTTGAATTTTTGTAAGCTCTGAATGATGGTTGATCTGGAGCCCTAACATATCCTTCTGGCCAAATAGTCATTCTGTTACCAACACCATTGCTACTATTGCCTACATTAAAATTTAGCTTACCAGTACTATCATGTTCAATATAAGCATAATCACCACCGGAACCGTCACCATTATTTGGTCCATCAAGCACAATATAAGCGCCTGCGCCAGTTGTACTACCAACCTGTATTCCACCTCTGCCTGCAACTGTAACATTTAAAAGTTCATTACCAGTGCCAGCAGCACCTATGCGAACCTTACCGTTAACCAAGTTAAACATATCAGTATTACCGCCAGCACTGATGTAAACATTGTTACTGGCATTAATATAACTGTTATAGCCTTGTAATAGGCGTATGTTGTTGCCACCATTGGCATCACTAGTGATTTTTAATTCACCATCTGCACCAGTGGGTTTAATTTCCAGGTTAGCACTAGGAGCAGCTACTCCACCAATGCCAATATTGCCATCAGGACCAACAGTGAGGTCAGGACTACCACTGTTAGCATGTTGTAGGTGTTCTAGTACTACTGTTGTCATTTATTTTTCCGTTATGCTTCTGCTGGCATTGCAGCTTCAGCTTCTGCATTGCGCTCAGCTGCGGTTTTTACAATACCTAAATCAAATGCTTGTTGAATTTGTGCGTCACGTCCAACTGCCAGTGCAATTGAGTTTTCGTTGCAATGTGCAACTACTAGTGATACAATTTCATCTCCTGCAATTCTTGCACGATTTGTAACTGCATTATCAGCCCAGTCCTGTGGACTTGCTGCACAATATTCCATACATTTTAATTCAATGTCTGTAACTTCGATTGAGATCGTCGCCATAATTTTATTCTCCTTTTGAGTTCTTACTCTTATTTATTTGTTTATCCTACCAAGTAACCAGCAAAGAATCCCCACTGGTTGCCTCCCATATGCATTGGGTTGCTTCCGCTACCGCCTGAAAGATGAAGTTTAACGTAATCATTGGCGTTTAACTGTGTTTGAACACTATATGAATGTGTCTCCCAACTGTTATCTGTTCTACCTGTAGGTTCATATCTAAAGCCACCTGCATAAGACCCATTCCGATCAAGATTTAACTGTGACTGGGTGCTTAACGCATCCCACGCTACTGTAAAATTGTAAACGCCATCTACAGGAGCAGTAAATGTACCTTGATTAAAACAATTTCCTCTATTGTACTGGTTCGTCCATCCTGAATTAACATAAGCACCTATAGTTGTCCATTCTGTAGATAAGTAAGCTCTAAACGCTGGGTTGCCAGGCGTAGTTATATGACCAGTATTGTTAATTATTAATCTAGGCACTGTTCCGGCGCCACTGGCAGGCGCTGTTTCAATTTGAAATTTACCATCATTATTTTCATTTAATCTCACAGTTGTGGATCCGTAACTGGTATTAACATAACTAGTACCAGTGCCATTCCAATAGTGATTTGCTTTTATAAACGCCTGTGCATCAGCACCAGCTTGAATAAAAGTACTTGCACCAACTTGTAAGAAATCTAAATCACTTGCCAAACTTGTATTAGGAATACTAGAACTATTTCCACCTACGTGTGCATTGCCGTTTACTGTTAGTTCTTTATTGGGGTTACTTGTACCAATACCCATTTTACCGTCTTCAGTAAAAAAGAAATCAGCATTAGGCGGACTACCTGCGGGGCCAACCCCCACGGCTAATCTTGGTTGTATATTAGTACTAGAACCAAATACATTAAACCCTGCCTGTGCTACATTTCCACTACCATCATTTCGTTCAATTTGCAGACTTGGACTTGATGTTGTTGAGGATAATGTTATTGAA